CCCTAGTCCTGTGATGCAGGAGATCCGCCACGGCGATTGCCTCGCCGTCATGCGAGAGATGCCGGACGCGAGCGTTGATGCGGTCGTGACCGACCCGCCCTATGGGCTGGCGTTCATGGGCAAGCGATGGGATTACGACGTGCCCAGCGTCGAAGTGTGGGCGGAATGCCTGCGCGTGCTGAAGCCCGGTGGGCACCTGCTGGCGTTCGCCGGGACACGCACGCAACACCGCATGGCCGTCCGCATCGAAGATGCCGGCTTTGAGATCCGCGATATGATCGCGTGGGTCTACGGGTCGGGCTTCCCGAAGTCGCTGGACGTGAGCAAGGCGATTGACAAGGCGGCGGGCGCGGAGCGCGAGAAGGTGCCGGGACCGAAAACAGGGGGCATGGCGTCGCTCAACAAAGGCAACGCGGCGCAGGGTTATCGAGATTCCGCGTACTACGACGAGGGAAACATGATCCCCTCGTCGGAGCCTGTCACCGACGACGCGAAGCGGTGGGAAGGATGGGGCACCGCCCTCAAGCCCGCGCTGGAGCCGATCACCGTCGCCCGCAAGCCGCTTATCGGCACGGTCGCGGAGAATGTGTTGGCGCACGGCACGGGTGCGCTGAATGTGGATGGGTGCAGGGTGGGGACGGACGAGAGGACTTTTGAGAGCAAGGGTATCCGTCCAGGCTCTCACAACATCGTTGGCGACCAGTGGGATGGCGGGCAAGGCCCCAAGACCGTCGAGGGCCGCTGGCCCGCCAACCTGATCCACGACGGCAGCGAGGAGGTGGTGGGGCTGTTTCCAGAGACTAAGAGCGGGCAACCCATGAACCGAATGCACACCGACCCAGGGCGACACGTCGCCAGCGGCGCAAGTCGCGGCGGTATTTACATGCACACGGGATTCGGCGACTCCGGCAGCGCCGCCCGCTTCTTCTACTGCGCGAAGGCAAGCAAGGCGGATCGCGGCGACGACAACAACCACCCCACCGTCAAGCCCACCGACCTTATGCGCTACCTTTGCCGCCTCGTCACCCCACCGGGCGGCACCGTCCTCGACCCGTTCGCGGGCAGCGGCTCGACCGGCAAGGCGGCGGCGCTGGAGGGCTTCCGTTTCATCGGCATTGAGCGCGAGGCCGAGTATGTTGAGATCGCCCGCGCCCGCATAAAGGCTGCATGTCATGGCCAAATGGTCCTTGGACTACCTGCCAAGCCCTAAGCAGCAGGTGCTGCATGCCGTTCGCGCCAGGCAGGTGATGTATGGCGGGGCGGCTGGGGGCGGGAAGAGCCACGCGCTCAGGATGGATGGCTTGATTGCCTGCCTGGAGAACCCTGGCTTGCAGGCATACCTGTTTCGCAGGACGTATCCGGAGTTGAAGGACAACCATCTGATTCCGATCCAGCAGATGGCGATTCCGCCCGAGGTGGCGACGTGGAAGGAGACGGATCGGAAGCTGACGTTTTACAACGACAGTTTCCTTCAGTTCTGTTTTGCCGAGGACCAAGCGGACATCTTCAAGTACCAGGGCGCGGAGATGCACTGGTTGGGGGTGGACGAGGGGGCGTTGTTCCTGCCGGATCAGTTGAAGTTCTTGCGGACCCGAGTGCGGCTTGGCCGGTGGCAGCCGACGCAGCAGGATATGTTTCCCAGGATTGTCATTGGCAGCAACCCTGGAGGCCCGGCGCATAACTTTCTGCGCGAGGTGTTCATCGAGCAGGCGCCGCCGATGCACGTGTTCTATGACCGGACGACATCGACCAAGCGGAGCAAGGGGTGGAAGAGCGTCTACATCCCGGCCCGGATGGACGATAACCCTTACCTGGATGTGGAGAACTATGAGGGAACCTTTACCGCCTTGTCAGCCGAACGGGCCAAGGCACTCCGGGACGGCGACTGGGATGTGGTGGCTGGAGCCGCACTCTCGATGCTTGAGCGCGGGAAGCATATGGTACGGCACTTCAAGCCACCGAGACATTGGACGCACGTCATGGCTATGGACTGGGGGACAGCCAAGCCATTTTCGGTGGGGTGGTACACGATAAGCGAAGGCGCCGTGCTGGCAGCAAAGAACGGGTTCCCGGAGGTTCATCTGCCAAAGGGGGCGGTCATACGGTTTGCCGAGTGGTACGGCTGGTCTGGAGAGGCGGATACGGGGTGCCGCATGTCGTCGGGGGAGGTTGCCCGCGAAATCCTAAAACTGGAACAGGAGATGGAACTGCCGCCGATTGATTTGCGGATTGCTGACCCGCAGATGTGGGCGAGTCAGGATGGGCCGAGTCCGCAGCAGAACATGCGCGTTGCGACCAATGGACGGATCATCCTCAAGCAAGGCAGGCGCGATCGGAAGGCGAACTACACCGAGATTGTCAATCGGCTGGTTGGCGAGCGGTCGGACGATGGCAAAACGGTTCCGATGTTCTATGTAACGGCCAACTGCCGACATTTCTGGAGAACGGTGCCTGGCCTTGTGCTAGACACGATGGAACCCGACAAGGGGCCGGCGACCAGGACGCAGGAGGACCATTGCTATGACGAAACGACGCTACTCCTGTCGGCGTTTTTGAGGGTGACAACGGAGCAAGATCGTTATAACGATGAAATGCGTGAGCTTGCCGAGCAACACGGCGGGGTTGCGCAAGACCCATATGCGGTGAGACGCCGCAGATAAGTCTAGTTCGTTTCTGGAGGGCATTATGGCAGCGTTGAAGTTCTTTATCCCGTACCGGGCGCCTCATCCCGAGGGCGAAATCCTGGCAAAGTCCTTTCTGGGCGCAACCCCAGCATGGCATGGGGACGAACTCGGGCATAACAACATGCACTATGGCATCCTCTACGCCCAGGATCTGAGGATGCGCTGCAAAGCTCAGGGCAAACGGTGGATTCATGTCGATCACGGCATGTTCCATCGGTCGTCTGGGCTGAACAAGTGGGACGGGTACTACCGCTTTTCGGCTGAATGCCAGAGCAACACCTACCGGACGCCATCGGAAAACGACCGAAAGAGGCTTGATGAGCTACTTTCGGCCGGGATTTTGCGGGTTTCTGGCTATAAACCGCCCCAAGGTGGTCAAATTTTGGCCTATCAGCCGCCAAGCGACCACATGCGGAGGTTTGCCAACCTGCCGCCTAATTTTGACCTTGTTGTCAAGCGTGTGGCGACGGACATTTGGCCGAATCTTGAGTTTCGGGTCTACGAAAAGGGGCCGAAACAAGAGGACTTCTATGCCAACCTTGGCGCGTTTGCGTCTTTCGGCAGCACGATTTCCGTAGAGTGCCTGCAACGCGGGATTCCGTTCCTGATTGCCGGCAACCGCAACCACATGCCTGGCTGCAATCAGGTTTGGGCGGGAGAGGACAAGGAGAGGATGCTGGCGCTGGCGTATATCGCTGGCAGGAACTTTACCGTGCGCGAGATGCAGAACGGCACGGCGCTGGAACACATGATGGCAAACGGCGAGATCGCCTTGGAGGGCAAATGATCAAAGCCAAGTCTGCGAAGGCTAAGGGCCGACGCTTGGAACAATGGATCGTCAAGCAGTTTGAGGGCTTGGGCTTGCTGGCACGGCGCCAGCCAGGTTCTGGCGCTTTTGACGCTTTCCCGCATGATGTCGAAGCCGTGCTGAAAGACGGCAATCGGGTGCTGGTCGAAGCAAAGCAGCGCAAGAATGACGCTTGGGCAACGGGCGAAAGGTGGCTTGGCCGCGCCGACATCCTGGTGGTCAGGATTGACCCGGAGCCGTTCAAGCCCGAAAACGAGCCGCGCGTCTACATGAAATGGTCCACGTTCGAAAGGCTGGTCAAATGACCATCAACGAACGCGCCAAGGCGGAAGGATTCGAGATCATCCGCCTCAAGCTGGGTGGGGACCAGATCCCCGGTTGGTTGCATGTCGAGAACTACGCCGAGCCGCTAGACGCCACCCCAGGCTCGATCGACCAGATCCTTTGCACGGGGGTTGTCCAGACCATGCCCCGGTGGCTGGTCGTTAACCTGCTGCGCGATTGGTACGACAAGCTCCGCGTCCAGGGTTTGCTGGCAATCGAAATGCCGGACTTGGACAAGGCAATTCTGCTGCGCGAGCGTCAGTCGGCGGGCGATCTCATTGCCACGCCCCTGGGCTACCTCAACGTCGGGCAATGGGCGCTGTACGGCGACCAATGGGAAGGCAGTATCGGCAACCAGTATGTCTGGACTGTCCGGGAGTTCGTGCAGGAACTGAACAAGGCCGGGTTCTATGTGAAGGAAGCCAGCCACGACGCCAAGTTCAACCGAAAGGGCCTTGATATGTGGGTCGTTGCCGAGAGGGTCGCATGAGCAACATTGAGATGTACCGGAAGATGCACCAAGAGGGGCATTTCCGCGGCCACAGCACCCGCAAATGGTCAACCCAGATCAAGAGCCTGATTGACAAGCATAGCGCCAAAACCATCCTGGACTATGGCAGCGGCCAGGGAATGCAGTACGACGATCAGAAGCTCCATGAGGCGTGGGGCGTTGCCAAGCCGACGATGTATGACCCTGCCGTTCCTGGCATAGATGTCCTGCCCAATGCCCTGCGACCGTTTGATGGCGTCATTTGCTGCGACGTGCTGGAGCATCTTGAAGGCAAGGAAATCATGGGTGCGATGTTCAACGTCGTCATCCGCGCCAAGAAGTTTGCCTTCTTCTCTATTTCGACAAAGAAGGCGAAGAAGAGCCTGCCCGATGGCCGCAACGCGCACCTGACCATCCAGCCACCAGACTGGTGGTTCGGCATGTTCAACTCGCTGCCAGCCATCATCCCAACCAGTTCATGCCAGATTGAGGTGGTCTTCGATGGAGATTGACCCCCTTCCCTACTGGATAGGCTACGACGCCAGGGAACGTGAGGCGTTTGATGTCGCCATGTTCTCTGCTCAGCGCAAGTCGTCAATCCCGCTGGTTGTCCGCCCCCTGAAGGCAAGAGACTTGCGCGGGTCTGGCTTGTTCACGCGCGAGTGGCGGACCGAGAACGGCATCATGCACGACGTTGTGGATGGCCGTCCGTTCAGCACTGAGTTTGCCTTCACCCGGTTCTTGGTGCCCGCGCTTCAGAACTATCAGGGCTGGGCGCTGTTTACCGATTGCGATGTCCTTTGGTTGGACGACATCGGCAAGTTGCTTGCCGAGCGGGACAACAGATACGCCGTCATGGTCGTGAAGCTCGACCACGTTCCTGAAACGACGCGCAAGATGGACGGCCAGATTCAGTCTTGGTATCCGCGCAAAAACTGGTCGTCGGTCATCTTGTGGAACTGTTCGCACCCGGCCAACAGGGCGCTGACGCCTAACATCGTCAACACTATGACGGGCGAGTTCCTGCATCGGTTTTCATGGCTGACCGACGCGCAGATAGGCGCCCTAGACCCTGGATGGAACTTCCTGGTCGGTTACAGCAAGCGGTGGAAGGTCAAGCCCCGGCTGATGCACTTTACCGAAGGCGGTCCCTGGTTTGACCACATGCGCGACTGCCCGTTCGCCTCCTGGTGGACGACAGAGTACGACGAAATGATGAAAACGGAGGGAAGATTCGAATGAGACAGGTTCTGAGGGACGGGTTGGTTTTTCCCGCCGACGACGATCACTTCCACGGCAAGGTCACGGAATACCAGAAGGCCGTGTTCGACATGGCGATGGGATACGTTGACGACATTGACCATCAATGCACGGCGATCGACGCCGGCGCCCATGTGGGCATCTTTACGCGACGGATGCGGGTGTTTTCTGAGGTCTTGGCCTTTGAGCCTGACTTTGAAAACTACGCTTGTCTGGTCGAGAACACGGCCATGTTGCCGAATGTCAAGCCGATCCACGCTGCCCTGGGCCGCACCAATGGCTGGGGATCGGTTCAGGTGGACCACAAGCCAAACTCTGGCGCCAGGAGCTTTGTCCCTTTTGAAAAGGGCGAGATCCGGGTGTTCCCTATCGACCTGTTCCTGACTTCGCCGGTGAAGCTCATCAAGATCGACACCCAGGGCGCCGAGCAGGACATTCTGATGGGCGCCAACATGCTGTTGCGGCGCGACAAGCCGGTCCTGATTGTTGAGATGCCAGATACAGACACGACCATCTATCTGTGCAACCTTGGCTATCTGCCGGTTGGTCGGGTCAACAAAGACCAGGTTTTTGCCAGGAGGGATTGAGATGCGCGCGCTGGTTGTTACGAGTTGGTCGGACGTTGGTTACGAACTCTATGGGCGCCGGTGGGTCGAGACGTTCGACAAGTACTGGCCTGGAAGCTGCACCAAGCTGGTTGTGACCGACTGGCACCTGAGCATTGACCAGCAGTTCACGGCGTTTAAGGAGCGCCATGCCGACAAGGTTCTGGATGCCAGCCATCCAGGCTACGACTACCGCAAGGACTTGCTGCGTTTTGCCCACAAGGTCTTTGCCCTCAAGGCGGCGCTCAAGGACGCCGAAGGATACGACTATCTGATCTGGCTTGACGGGGATGTCGAAACCAAGGCCGAGATCACGGACGACCTGCTGGCGAAGATCTGCCCGGACGACAAGGACGGCGCATTGCTGTCCAGAGCCGATAGCGCGCCGCACCCTGAATGCGGGTTCATGTCGTTCAACCTGCGTCGCAAAGGACGGGATTTTCTGAATCGTTTTATCAATTTGTATGAAAGCGACAACATCCTGAAGCTGAATGAATGGCACGACAGCCATGCGTTCATGATTATGCTGGTCGCCCACACCAAGTTCGCTGATTCGGTCTGGGAAGACTTGGCGCCAGCCGGCGTCGGGCCGCATGGGCTGGATGCGTTTGAGGCTTCAATCCTCAATGACTTCTTCTACCACAAGAAGGGCAACCGCAAGTTCCAGGCCGAAGCATTGACCAATGCCGAGATCCTGGCCCGTCTCTTGCAAGGCAGGACGGCCAAGATCGTGCGCCCGACTGGCCCGTTTGACGGCATTGTCGAGGATGTCGTCGTCCTGGATTGCGACATGCAGCCCGTCGAACTGCTGCGCGAGGTTGTCCCGAAGTTGACGGGCAAGACAGTCATCTATCGTGGCTGGTACTCTCAGGACGCGACCGGCGCGCATGTGGACACCACGCGCTTTGGTATCAACAATGTTCGAACGGACTTGGTGGCTTTTGAGAGCATCGAGCCGGCCAAGGGCGGCGGGTTCATCCACCTTGCCGTTGATCGGGACACGCCATTCCCCGCCGATCTCCCTGTCTTCCGGCACCGCGAAGACAGGGAGATCGGCGGGG